CTATATGCTATGTGGTACGGGCAACCTCACTACACTACCACCCAACTGGCGAACATTACGGGTATAACACCAGAGCAAGCTGCGGCAAGTAGTGTGCCTCGGTATTCTGCGCCCGTAGTCGCGGCACAGGGTGGAATCATGAGATTACAAGGGGGCGGTGAGATCACGGGTCCCGGTACAGGGACCTCCGACAGTATACCCGCTCGTCTGTCGGATGGAGAATTTGTAATGACCGCTGACGCTGTTCGAGGAATGGGGAATGGCAACAGAGATCTGGGGGCCGCTCGTATGTACGATCTTATGTCCCGATATGAGAGGACAGCGTAATGGTTGACGTAACCCAACAAGAAAGCATTATACGGCAAGCTCCGTTTCTGGAAGATTTCCAACGGCGCATTCTGGAACAAGCCTTTGCCAGGGGAGAAACCCCGGTTCCTATTCCTCCAATCGAAGTGGCGGGACTTGATCCTCTTACCCAACAAGCTATCACCACGGGCGCTGGTATTGGACAGTTCCAACCGTTCCTGACTACAGGTGCAGAAACCATTGGAACAGGTCTGGAAACTCTTCGAGAGAGAACGGCAGGAGTCCCCGCTCGATTTGACGAAGCAGCGGCTGCGGCACAGGCCACTGGGCAACAATTCGTTCCTACTGAAGCTGGTCTTGCACCTTTTCTTGATCCCTATCAACAAGCTGTTACTCAAGAAGCTCTGGAGGAGTATCAACGCCAAGCGGACATCCAACAGAATCAGTTAAACGCTCAAGCAGTAGGTGCCGGCGCCTTTGGTGGCGCGAGGCAGGGGATTATGCAGTCTGAGCTCACCCGCAACTTATTGGATGTCCAGAGTCGGCGCGTCTTTGAGGATTTATCACGGAACTTTAACCAGGCACAGAACGCCGCGCAAACCGCTTTTGAAAGCCAGCAGCAACGTCAACAGGGAATTTCCCAGTTGTTAGCGGGTCTCGGACAGGCGCAATCGCAAGAAGGCATTCGTACAGGGGCGGCTATCGGCCAATTCGGTGCTCAACAGGCTGGTCTTGCTGGCGCGGGTCAGGGATTGATTGGACAACAGGCACAACTCCAGAGTCAATTAGGGGCTCTCCAACAAACACAAGAACAACGTGTAAGGGATGCTGAACGACAAACTGCGCTACAACAAGCCTTTGAGCCGTTCCAGCGGATTGGCTTTACCAGTGATATTTTCAAGCCGGCAATTGGAACCGCACAGTCTACTTTGCAACAGACGGTAGCTCCTTCTCCGAGTCCGTTGTCACAGGCGGTTGGTTTAGGGATCGCGGGTCTTGGTCTTCAACAACAGTTAGGAAATCCCTTCTCAGGGCTATTTACTAACGCATAGGAACTCGTAATGGCACGTGCAATCAAGGCTGTACTAGCGAACCGTAAAATGTTCCGTGGCGGGGGGTTGACCGACACCGCTCCAGCGGCTAGCGGGATCCTTTCTTCTTCGAGTCCCTTGATCGACGCAGTAACGGCGGATGCCGTGAATCCACAGGGCGGTGGTACACTGTCCATGAACCAGGGTGGGGTTGCCAGGTTCCAGTATGGTGGACTAGGGACCATAGGTAGAAATCTACCAAGCATGATGCAACCAGCCGCTATGGAAGAATTACCGGCGATTACTTCAGAGAGTGATTGGTATGCACAGCAATTGTCTGGAGATATAAAACGGCAAATTGCGGAGGATGTTCGTCGGCTTAGTGAGGCTCAAAGATCCGGGGATAGGGCTCTAGAAAACCAAGTCCTGGATGCTATTAATGAGAAGTACAGAACAGATTCTAAGGATCCTACTTCAGGTGCAAAAGTTTTTGGATCGCTCGTCAATGAACATTTTCCTGGACAATCAGTAGAAGAGATTATCTCTACCGTTGGAGGATTAGAAATAGGGGAAAGTCTTATAGCGTCAGAAGAACCTGTTGCCCCCACGGAAGCGGTTCCTATTACTCAGCCAACTGCAATGGAAGCAATGGTTACTCCTGAATCTGTAGATATAGTTTCTGCGCCACCTCCTTCTCCTATGGAAACAGCCGTACCTGTCCGTGGAATATTTCCTCCTGGCGCTGGCGAACCTTATGATATTTCTCCAACCCCTGTTCCGTCCGAAGTACTTATGGCGGAAAATGTACCTACGCCTCTTATCGAACCTCAGATTAAATCTGCTCCCGAACCAGCGGGGATGACGGTAGAAGATGTTGTTGCACAAGATGCTCTTATACAAAAACCAGATCAAAACCAGCTTCTACCACCCGAAGCCAGTGATAGTCCTGCGCTTCCCGGCGGGGGATCGCTGCTTTCTAATTGGTCCCCAGGTAAAGCTCTAGTTGAGAAGTTCACAGGACCTTCTGTCCTAGAGCAACGAAGGGCAGCAGCCGCCACCCTAGATCCATTAGCCTCCGCAACAGAGCCAACTGCCGCAGATATAGCAGCAGCCGAGCAATTTCCTACTTCCATAGCTATTGACCAAACCACTTCAGTGACCCGTAGCGGTGAAGAATCAGCAGTCGTTCAGAAACCTCCATCAGAAGTCAAAACTGCGGGGGAAGAAACTGCGGCTGATACGACTACTGGGCAAATGACACTGACAGAGTTAACGGCCGCTGGTCTAGATGTAGAAACGGCAAACGCCGTTCTTCCTCTTATAAATGGTAAAGGTATGAGTGTAGCAGAGGCCCTAGAAAGTTTGGCTGAAAGTGATTCTTCCCTGAAGAGTAGTACTACGGTGGAGGTAACCCCCGGCGATTCAGATGAACCATCCGCGAAATCTCCAGTCGAGGCACTCTATTCCCCCAATCCTGCTTTTAATGTAGCTGCCGCCCAAAAAGAGTTTGTAGACGCAATGCCTGAGTACAGTGACAAAAGTACATCAGGTCTTAATTTATTAATGCTTGGTTTAGCCATTGCTGCAGGGAAAAGTGACGATCCTATCACCAACGTATCTCAAGGTGCCTTGGCCGTACTTCCTCAGTTCATTGAAGATGCGAAAGAGAGAGAGAAGTATATCCGCAGTATCAATCTATCTGGTGGTCAATACGCATTCACAAAGAGAGACACTCTTGGTGCAGAAGAAAGATCCGCTGAACGTGCTAAAAATAATTATATGTTGGATAACGACATCACCTTTAAGGACGCTAATGGACAGATTGTCGAACGATTTAGAGCGGGAGTAAACCGTTTAAATGACCGACAAGTAGAGGCCATTCAAAGGGAAACTGGAATCCAGCTTATCCCTGAAGCTTGGTGGATAGCGGACGCGGAAGCAAAGGCTGCATCAGCGGCGGCCAGATTCCCATATATGAAAACAGTCGGCACTTACAAAACCCAGTTTAATAAAAGGGATATAGAGTTGGATGTAATATATCCAAGCGCACACGGAGCCGAAGCGGAAGCAAAACCAATACTGTTAAATCCTGAGAAATTAGTATTGGAGTATGAAAAAGGGCTGTCTGCTCTAGGTGGAATGACTGGATTGGTAACATTCGCAAAGGGTGCGTTAAATGAAGAAGGGACAGGCGAAGAAATTTCTGGATTCGATGCACTAATCGGTAAGGGTAAAGATATTTACAGAGCCTTTGTACGTCCAGAGAGTGGACTATTCACATCTACGGAAAACCTGAGTCCAGAGGAGCTTGAACAATATAATCAGTTTATGGATAAAAACATCCAAGTTAGTGCAACTAACAGATACCATACTTATCTTCGCATGTTATCCATACAAATGGCCCCGTTGCTCCTTGGAGAATCAGGTAAGACCATATCGGATAGAGACAGAATGCTTGTTGCCTCTGCACTGGGTATGGCAGAGGGACCAGACGGGAAGTTTAAATGGGTAGCAGGGGCCTCTACTTCTGAAGAGCAACTTCGATTGCGCTTGGGGATATTAGAAGGAGTTTTGGCAAGAGCACACGGAAATTTAGATAATTCTTACTACCGTACATGGCGAGAGTTTGGAGTTGAGCCAGAAAGGATTAAACAGGCATACACTCCAGAAGCCGTGCGAGAAGAATTAGTTCCTACCCAAACTCCTGTTCCTGGTATGTACCAAGATGAGGATGGTTTATGGCATATGCAAAAGTCGGTGCCGCAAAAGAGGGTGGGCTAAATGGCAACGATCCAAGTTCAAACTCCCACTGGTATACAACAAGTCGTAATAGCAGGGGATACCCCCACTCCTGAAGAAGAAGCAGCGATCCGTGAAACCTTTTTCTCGGATGCGGAAGTTACCGAAGAAGAAGTATCGGTAACTGAGGAAGTCCCCGCTGCTACCGAAATTCCAGCCACTGAGATTGATTATAAAACGGGTGTCAAAAGTGACGCGCTACGCTTTGCCTTTGGATCTGGTAATAACGATAGAGAACGCAGATTACAGCTTCTAAGAAAGGGAATCCCAGAGGAAGGATTTTTCCAGGATGCAGAAGGAAGATTTATTCTGGATTTGGAACACATTCCTGAAGATGTTCAGCAGCAGTATGGCCTTAAAGAGGTACAAGGACGCACCAAACTAGCGGTGGATGAGTCTGGTTTCTCTTGGGAGGATATAGTTGATCTTACAGGAGAAGCTCGAGGACCCCTTATTGCTGGTACTGCCGCTGCCCTAGCCACTACTGGTGTCGGTATTCCACTTGCTGCCTTACTCGTAGGAGGGGCCAGTGCGATGGGCTATGTAGCAGATGAGGCAATTGAATACTCTCAAGGTGTCCGTGACCAGACATTAGGAGAAGATGCCAAAAACCTTTTCTTTGAGTTTGCGGCTGGAGGAACAGGGGAAATTGGTGGACGATTATTAAACAGATTATTCGGAAGACTAATTAAAGGACCCGGCAATCCAGAGGCAAACGTCACTAGGACCACAGCCAGAGAAATCCTGGCTGGAGAAACTGACCCTGTGACAGGTAAAACAGTCACTGGAAGACCAACATTACGTGCTACTAACACCGCTCCTCTATTAGGAAGAGCACAAGCATTTTTTGAAGGTGTATTCCCTAATGCTAGGGTAGCAACAAGAAATGCTGAGTACTTACAGGTATCTTATTTGAACCTTCTACGTCAAATGGATATCCCAGAAGAACAAGCTCAACGTACTTCTACGGAGTTCTTGAGTTCGTTGAAACGGGATATAGAACGATTGTATTCTTCCCCTGAAGAATTAGCTAAACAGGCAAACGCGAGATTAAAAAATACGGTAGACCGAGAGATATCTTCGTTAATCGCGCGATTTGGAGATACAAGTTATGAGGGAGGAGAATTCGCTTTACGGGCGATCAAAGTAAACAAAGCCCGGTTTGATGAAGATGTCGATATGCTATATGCCAAAGCAAGTGAGTTGTTTGGCGATAAAGATATAATAGGAACGCAACCCCTCAAAAATGCTCTTGCCCAAATAGTAAAAAAACACATAGCTACTGGTCCAGAAATAGAAAAATCTGCGTTAGGAAAAGTTATTAATGGTCTAAATGATAATGTGTCCGTGGACACCATGAACATGGTCCGTACAGCCCTTAGAGAAGCGTCTTACGATCCAAGTCTGATTGGTTCTCAGGATAGGATGCTTTTAACCCAGTTATTAAAGAAGGTAGATGATTCTATTGACGAGGCCCATGTCTCCTTCTTGGATACCAATCGCCCAGAGGTGTGGGCTTCTGGACAGATGCAAGATCCAGTTGGTAAACGACTTCTTTCTAAGGATGAAACAGCTGCAGTGTTGGCTAGGTGGGACATGCAGAAAGCTGGTTTTGAAGCACTAAGAAATGCCCAAGATTTTTATAAAAAAGGAATAGGAAGATTCGATACCTTCTTGGCGAAGAAAATGACCTTAGAGTCAAAAGGCGGCGAACTAGTTGATCCAGATGCGATTCTGGAAACAATTATCCAACCTAATAGGGGAAAATTATTAAAAGATTTATTGGATGCCACCCGTCCCACCCCTCGTAAAGGATTAGGAGGCAAAGAAGGATTCCCAATTCAGCCAGGACCACGAAGTTATCTTGATTTAGTCCCCGACATAAATGTAAAGATTGATCCCATAGACGTAAAGATTGATCCGTCAGCAGCTGTTGGTAAGCCGAAACGAGCGCCGGGGGCCAAGCCAACAGTTATTAATCTCCGTGAGACAGTTGCCGCTAATCCAGATGATCCGTTGGCCAGATTTTTCAAACGGCGTTTTGATCAACAACGATCCTTCGCCAATGAAGTTGCCGAAGCTAGAAAGGCTGGTACTAACTATAGGACGGCTGTACGCCAAAGTCTGGCTAGAAGATGGATGGAAAGGGCCATAAACGATCCTTCAACCACTAATATTTTTGGGCGCACAGATCCTCTTAAACTTTCTGCACAGATTCGTGAATTAGGTTCCACAGGAAAAGTCTTATTCGGCAAGGACTATGACGCTGTTATGCGGAGCGTGGCCGATATATCACTTGTAGGGGATGAGATAGGAGAAGCAGAGCTTCGCAGTTTAGCAGGGCGCCCAATTACAGAACAGATAGAAGCTGTCCGACAAATGACAGGGACTGTGGAAGATTTGAAGGGGCTTCCATTTTTACGAAATTTAGAAACAGCCGCTCGTTCTGGTGAGATGGACAAAGTGGTTAATCTAGTTACCAGAAACAAGGATACTATTCGACAGGCAAGAGAACTTTTTGGGGCAGATTCATCCGTTATGAATGATGTTAAGGATACGCTTTTAGCTCGTATTCTTGGATCAATAGGGGACCCAAGTTCAGAAATAACTGCGCGTGGTAAACGAACACTTTCCCCAGAATTTGTTAAAGAAGTAATGAGCGGGAGAAAGCATGACCAGATAATGAAATCCATAGACTCTCTTGGACGAGATAAAATGGAAGATTTATTCGGAACTGAAGTAATCAAAGGAATTGAATTATTAGCGAAAAAAGCAGAAGCCGTGTCTATGCGTCCTTTAGCTGGACTAGGTGGTTTGGAAACTGCAAATATTGCTCGTTCTCTTACCATGGGGGCTATGTTTATTAAGCCTATTGGTGTGCTATCAACTGTACTTGGACTCAAAACAGCAGCAACTGTACTACGGTCTAAATTCTTTTTAAACACGATGGCACGACCTACAGGGGATTTAGCTAATGCTGGTAACTTGGAACGTGCTCTCGGACTCGCGTGGGCTGGGGCAGGAAGAACAGGTATACAGGCCACAGCACTACAAATAGAAGAGGAACAAAAGAGAGCATCTGCCTTTAAGAAACGGGTGGCAACTGGAGTTGGACCCGTAATTACTGAACGAACCCAAGTCAGGCCCCCAACTTCGATGCCTGTTCCAGGAGCCCCGGCCCCTGGCGCTCCTCCTGTTGGCAGATATGCCATCCCTGAGTACAACGCGGGAGACATAATGCGTCAAGTTGAACAGGAAAAGTTACTGGGCCTTAGACAATAATGAAACTATCCGACCACTTCTCCCTATGGGAGTTAACCAAGTCGCAGACGGCAACACGAAACGGAATAGACAACACACCAGATGAGGAGTCGATAAAGAACCTGAAGGAAGTATGCACCAATATTCTTGAGCCGGTGAGGACGCACTATGGTCGCCCCTTTACTCCCTCAAGTGGTTACAGGTGTATAGATCTTAACCAGTTACTAGGGTCCTCGGACAGGTCACAGCATATAATTGGTCAAGCGGTTGACTTCGAGGTTCCGGGAATACCGAACATAGATGTGGCACGATTGATTATTAATGAGCTAACTTACGATCAATTGATACTGGAATTTTACAAGGAAGGGGAACCCCACTCAGGATGGGTGCATTGCAGTTATGTCGGAACTAGAAACAGAAATAGCGCTCGCCGCTTCGACGGGAGGACCTGGTCCAGTTTGTCCTAAGTGCGGCTGCGATAAACCAAAAATCTTTGTCCATGGTCATTACCAATGCGCTGATTGCAAGTGCATAGCGGATGGAGACTGCTGCCAAGGAGAAAGATCTTAGTATGGCATATCAAAGCCCAGAGACTGCACAACAGGTGGCTACTTCCGGTGGGATCCCCATTCGGCAAGCCATTGTTTCCCTGGCTGCCAGCCGTAGGGTGGATCCAAACGAGTATCTTAATATGGCGAGTGAGGGGATTGGTAGTATAACTCCTAAATCTACAGACCCCCCCATTACAAGTGGATAGGACAATGAAGTGGCTGGCCTTTTTGTTGGTCATGTTCCCATCCTTTGCCTGGGCAATAAGTCCCTGTTTAAACCATCCAAGAGTACCTAGAGATTATTTTGTGGCTCTATTGGCCTCAGAAGCCCAAGAACATTTAACTTGGCAAGGTCTGATTGCCCCTCCTAATAATAAATATCTCTTTGAATTGTTTGTATCTGACGAAGGATCATGGACCTTGGTCCTTACGGGAGTGGATTCACTTTCCTGTACTGTTGGTACCGGAAACCAATGGATACCTTTTTCAAAAGGCCACTAACTACTTCGCATCCCCCCAGTTTTCTCCTATACCGACATCAACCCGTGACGGTATCTTCATATCCGTCACACAGTTCTCCATTAATAATTTAATACTTTCGATCTGAGTGTCATCCTCAATGGAAAAGCACAACTCGTCATGAACCGTAAGCATTGGTATGTACCCACTTCCCATACAGTCCTGCATAGCTTTCTTGGTCTGGTCCGCACTGGAGGCTTGAATTAATCGGTTAAGTGCCTTAAACGTGAACGCGACCTGGTACTTATCAGGGTCATGGTCCCTCCAGTATTCCTGCCGCTCGGCTTCAGGTGTGGCAATTATATCACGCCATCTTTCTTCCAGCTTATCCACGTGGACAGGGGATATCTTGGCGCGGAACCCTTTATCTCTCATGGGAAATCTGCACTTGCGTCCCATCAGGGTGTGTAATTCTTTCTGAGAAGAAGCATGTTTCATTACAGTAGATGCCAATGTACGTATAAAAGGAACCTTCTCGTCGTATTCGTCCCGTATTTCTCTGGCCTCTTCCATACTTAACTTGCCAAGCATGTTGCCTAGTTTGGCCAGCCCCATTCCATACATAATTCCCAGGTTAATGGTCTTAGCGCGACGCCTGTCGAGCCCAGCCATATCCGCAACCATCTGGTGGAAGTCAATATCATCCTGTTTGTATAGCTCCACAATTTCTTTAACCTTGGGATGATCCTTCGTAGAAGGAGTGAGGGATGCATAATGCATCAACCATCTCGGTTCTTGGGCGCTGTAGTCGAAGCTCCCCCAGACGCATCCTTCTTCTGGTAAGAAGAGGCCCCGGACGAGTTGTTTAATTTCAGGATGTCGAGCGGGTACTTGCTGCAAATTTGGATGACTAGAGGAAAATCTGCCCGACACAGTCCCACCGTCATCCGAGCGCAACTGGTTAAACTCACAGTGGATGCGATCATCGTACTGATGATGAAGGATCGTATCCACAAAGGTGGTGTTCGCCTTGTTGTACTCCCGTATCTCCAGAATCTTCTTGGCAACCGGATGGCTATGGTCTTGTAAGAAGTTTTTAGTGAAACTAGGTGCTTGGGACTTGGCTGTTCTTTCATAGGTTAGACCTAACTTGTCGAACACAGAAGCCATACTGGTCGCGGTCCACGGCTCAAGGTCCACTCCTGTTTCCTCTTTAACCTCTACAAGAAGCTTCCTCTCCTTGCCTTCCAGTATCTTTTTTGTCTTCTGTGCTTTCTCCAGGTCCACTCTAACCCCTCTTCTTCGCATCTCAAAGACAAGGGGAAGCAAAGACAACTCAAGATCCAGGATAGGCAAGCAATTGTCTTTCTCTATTTCTTTGTATAGCACATGCCATAGTTCCAAAGTCAATCTGGCATCTGTCTCCGCATACAAAGCAACTCTCGATGCCGGAAGCTTCCACATTTCCGCTTTGGCATCTACCCCGTGTTGGGCTGCTGCACGTTTTAATTCCTCCTCCGCTTTTCGTTCTCCAAGGTATGAGGCTCCTAGCGCATTAAGGGAGTAACTGAAACGATTTTCGTCCAGTAAGGGAGCGGCCACCATGGTATCGAGTATCGGACCTTTAACCTTTATACCTTCACTCAACAACCACCCCAGATCGTACTGTGCATTATGGAATACCACTGACATGCCATAATCCAACTGATCTTGCAGCCAACGGCACACCAGGTTTTTGGACATGTTCCCCGGACCCCAGTGAGCAATCGGAAGATAAGCGTTCCACCCCTCCGTAGCGACTGCGATCCCAACCAACTTACCATCTTTACGCGGCCAGCCCGGTCCCAAATCCTTGAGGTTTGGGTCCTTGGTTTCTACGTCGATTGCGATAATTTTCTCGCCAGACAGGTCAGGAAGGTTCTCGGGAGGGGTCCATATTGATTCCTCAAATAGATCCTCGCGCACTAGTCTAGTCTCTCTTTCGCAGTAAGAGCCGCCCATAGTGCGGTGTATGCTGTCGCATCTTCACCATCATCCTTATTGTATTCTCCGCAATCATCCCGTGCTGCTTTTACAAGAGTCATGCAGAAGGCAACCTGTGAACTTTTAACAGGAACCCCCAAGTAAGCACTCCACAACTTCGCAATTCGACTGTGGAGTTCTGTATAATCCCCATGCTGAACGGCCCGTGATCCACTGACCAGCCGAAACGCCTCAATCAAGACTCTCTCTGGATGGGGGTGGTCTGGCAATTCTTTATCTAAATCGAGTAGAATCTTTTGGACTCCACCAGGGGTTCCATCAGATGAAGATTCTGTTTTGTTCTTGTTACCCCCACGTAGAACACTCGATGCTCTGTATTGGGGCGACGATGATATTCCTTGGACGCTGCAAAACTCAGATCTGGAATCACTAGTACGTTGTTGCATTCTCCCCCCTTCATGGAATGAATTGTACTTACTTTGATACGAGGATTCTTAACATTATCCCCGCGTTTAAGAGCATTTAGAATATAGTGCTTACTATCGGTATCCACTTTCGTTAATTGCTCGTGCCATCGTCCAGATGGGGCAAGTAAACCCAACGTAGTTCTTGCATCTTCCATCTTAGTCAGACAATCCGGGAGTAAACCTAAAAGGTTTTTAGATCGTGGTCCAAAGGAATGTCTAAACCCTTTCTTACTCTCCATAAAGCTGTAAATATTTCTAATTTGTTCTGGTAATAACAAGGAACCTTTGCACCAAGACTCCCAATCCAGGATGGCTGTATACATTTTCAATGGAATACTAGGGGCGCCAAAACGACTGAATACCCAACCTTGCTCACGAAGCATGTTCGCATAGATATTGGCGATCCGGTTGGTTCTCGCCATAATGCACCACTCCCCACTCTCAAGGGGAACTTCTTCCAGGTTTCGATGGTACGTAACAGATCCTGTTTCTCTTGTGGGGTACCAAATCTTTGGTTCCCTTCCCTCAATGCGACGTACTATATTTTGTGCTACTTCGTATACTTTTTGAGGAAGCCTGTACGACTGCGTTAAAACTTTTGTTTGGGAAGCGCAATTCTGAAAAGCTCTTACGTCTGCCCCTTGGAATCCCATGATGGCTTGGTCATCATCACCTGTAAAGATCTGGATACGAGGGGTCTGACGAAGAACAGAAATCATTTCCCATTGTAACGTGGATAGATCTTGTGCCTCGTCCACGAACAGCGCATCAATGTCTGGGGGGTCATTCTTCCTGACGAACAGCTCAATCATATCCGTAAAGTCAACTTTGCCTTTGGCCTTTTTAAAGTTAGTGTACGATCCCACAAGACGCTTTAGTTCGTTCCACCACAAATCGTAATTGGAAGTGGATCTAAAGACTTCCTCAAGATCCATCTTTTTACTACGAGAAAGCTGGTACATTGAGAGATACTGATCACCCTGAGATACTCCTAGCGTATCAAAATCTGTTTCTACGTCCTTCTTGGCGTAGGCAGAAAAAGAGAGTCCCACTGCGCCCCCAATTTCTTTTAAATCTTGTGGTGATATCAGGTCTGACCGTTTAAAGCCGCCGGCATGGAAGGCCATCGAATGAAGGGTTTGAAAATAGGGTAACATGTCCTCTGTTACGCCCAAGTCCTTACAAACCCGTTCCCGGCTCTCGGATGCTGCTTTTCTGGTAAAGGAGACACAGGCAATTCTCTCAGGAGGGATCCCCTCCTCTAAAGCACCGCGTACCAGCTTTGAAATATTTTGAGTCTTGCCTGTGCCCGGTGGACCATAATATAATAATTCGTGTGTCATGTAACCTCTCTCTAAAACGGAATTTCCTTATCCTCAAAGTACACACAACCTTGGCCGCAAGTTCCTCTCCGAACTACCACTCGGTGAATACCCGGCAAATCATCGATGACTCTTTCCCAGATCCAACGGGTTATATTTTCAAGGGTTGGTTGTTCCAATCCCTCAATCGTATTTAGGTAGGTATGGTCTAGTTCTTTTTGAATTGGATCAAGAATCCGCTCTACATCAGCGAAATCCATAACCCACCCAGTGTCAGGATTGACTTCTCCCCGAAGGAACACTTCTACCCGAAATGAATGTCCATGAATATTGGCATAGGGGTGACCTGGGACGACATTCGCAGCCAATTGATGGGCCGATTCAAATGTGAACTCTTTAAAGAGTTCGATCATGTTTATTGTACCCCGATTACCTTGTGAGTCTGAATACTCAAACGCCAATTCGGATTTTTAAGGCAATAATCAATTGCCGAATCAGTGTTTCGAGCAAGATCAGGCCCATACGTGGGCTGCAAGTAGTGATAACTAAACGCAAGATCTTCATATTGTTCTGGCATACTACCCTCCTGCGGGTAGACCAGTTTCAGTTCGTCTCCGTGCCTAAGAATGAGATCAGCACGCGCTTTCGGGCTGACACAGATCCAATCAATACCATCTGGAGCGGGCAAAGTTCCGTTAGTTTCAATAGCAATTTCAAACCCAAAGGAATGAAGGGCATCAATCAGTGGCTTGTCCAATTGCAGCAGCGGTTCCCCGCCGGTGCAGACTACAAAACGCGCGCCCTTCGCACAGCCAGGCCAAACATTATCTACCGCCGCCGCTAGTTCCATTGCACCGGAAAACTTCCCGCCACCGGGTCCATCCGTGCCCACAAACTCGGTATCACAAAACTGACAAATTGCGGTAGTGCGATCCTTTTCAAGCCCACTCCATAAATTACAACCGGAAAAACGACAAAATACGGCAGCTCTCCCAGCGTTAGTTCCTTCGCCTTGCAAGGTGTAAAATATTTCTTTTACGCTATAAACCATCATTCATCCCGTCCCGCCGGCCATCTCTCTTCATAAGATAAGTTCCTTTTGTGTTAAAGCCAGATTCCAATGAACTGGACATTGACTAGCATCTATTTGTCTCGCCATGTACTCAGCGGTGGTAGCTTTTTCATTGTGATGTAGGGCCACGTTTGCGCTATCAGCAGAAGCAAAGGGCCACTTCTTGCCACCCAATGCCAGCCCCCTCATCATATGAATCCACGGTAAGGGACCTCTCTTAGTCAACTCATTAAATGCTTCACTTATTCTTTGCTCCCAAAGCGTGGAACCCACCTCCCAATATTTGCCGCTTGACCCAAACGCAATTTTTCCAAACCCCATATCAATAAGCTTAAACAAATGATCAAAGGATTCTGAGATATGCCAAACTGCCGCTGCACAATCCTTTCGATGGGGCCACTGTTTTGCTAACTCCAGGTTTTTTTGTTCCCCCCCGTCGATGACATCAGGAACTACGGCCCAGTGAGGATGACCTAATCGTGGTTCTACCCACTTGTAGAATTTTTCCCACTCCACTGTCTTTCCTTTCGTAAAGAAACCAAACGAACCATTGTCCCACATCACACTTTGTCCGATATTCTGACAAACATCAGCGTCCCGATGGTCAGTGAAAGACACGCAAAAGTTTTTGCCGCCCATCGACCATAGTTCTCTTCGAGGTGTGATGGGGGTTCCATGATAGTGGATCAAAACGGAATTTCCTCATCCTCATAAGTTATTTCCTGAAGTTCAATTTCCCCTTTTACAACTTCAGGTACAAACCACACACGGACTTCGCGCCAAATATCCTTATCGTCCTTAAAACGATATCTCTTGTTCCCCGTACCACCACTATTCATCTCCTTAACACGTTCCGTAATCTGTCCTCTGGTGTAGTGGACGAAACCACTCCGCTTTAAAAACTCCTGTAGCGCACTTAGTTTGAAATAGGTGTACCCTTCCTCTGTCCAAGGCTTGCCCGTAAGCAACTCTTCTGGAGCGTGAGCTCTGATACGGCTGGTACAAAACATTTCCATAAGCTCAATAAACTGACCCTTGTGTGTTAATTCTTCTGGCACTGGGATACGTGTCGCTGTATCCAACAAGTTGTCTACCAGGTCCCGCCAATCAGCTTCCTTCATCTTGGTCGGCATACGGTACATCTGTTCCATGCAAGCCCGTTGGAACTCCAGTTGCATCTGTAGCTGCTTTGTCGAAAGTTCCAACCTGGAACCATCCACGTCTACAAACCAGACCGGCGGTTCTGATTCCACTACGGTTAATCCGCCAAGCAAAGGAGTCGCCCCGTTGCTGTTGCCCACTCCGTGCTTTCTCGTTCTGCACAAAGCCCGATTACAGTGACCATGCAAAGGTTCCATTTTGCACGTATAGTAGTAGTCCTTCTTGTCCAATTGGTTCTGGATCGTCACGATTTCTCGTGCGGCCACAGGGGGATTACAATACTTCTGGTTATGTTCTTCGAGCAAAGTTTTCCAATCATTAGGACTCGCCAGCCTGTAGTAGACACCAAGGTTAAGTAGCGTATTGTTACGTCCCCCTTCCGGTATCCCCGACACTGTTAATTGTTGTAAGCATGGCGGTCCATGTGGCAGCACAATCTCTTCCGTTCCTATGCTGCATTCCGCTAATTCCTTCGCACTTTGTCTAAGCGACTCCGCACGATCCAGGAAGTCCTCCAAGCTGAGTGACTCCCCATCTGGCGCGAGAGCATACCGCGTTGAGTACTTGCTGTTATGGTAGGGAAGATTAATGAAATTCCCGACATCTCCGCGCTCCACGATAACTTCTTCCTGCTTGGGGAAAATCTCGCAGTTGCCAAAGCCCAGTGCCGATGCAAACTCCGCGAGTTTGTCCCGCATGTCTGCTGCGGAAATAAATTCGGTAAGGAATAAGAATAAATG